AACAGTTACAGGTATTGGATTTGGTATGGCTGTTGCCACAGGAACTATAGTTTCTGGAGCAGCAGATATTGATGTCACTGGAATAGCGATGACAGCTAATCTAGGAACTCCTGAGTATGAAGCGAAAACTATAGCAAGTCCTTCAGGAATACCAATAACAGCAGTTCTAAGTGAAGAAAGTGTTACTGGAGATGCTAATGCACAACCAACAGGAATCGCCTTGACTATGTCTTTGAATTCTGTTAATGCTTTAGTCTGGAACGATGTAGTTACAGGTTCAGCACCTATAGATCCACCAGGTTGGCAAGAAGTACCAACAAGAGCTGCATAATGAGTTTGACACAAACTCAATTTTTTAGTAAATTAACGACAATAAGGAATTTAAATTATGGCAAATTCAACATCAGCTAGTTTAAAATTAACAGTTCAAGCAACTGGTGAAAACTCAGGAACTTGGGGACAAATTACAAATACAAATTTATTAATTTTAGAACAAGCAATTGGAGGTTTTGAATCAGTTGGAGTTACTTCAGGTGCTACTTTAACATTTTCAAATGGTGCAATTTCAAACGGTAAAAATCAAGTATTAAAATTAGTAGGAACTATTACTGGTGCAGTTAACGTAGTTGTTCCAGATGGAATAGAAAAAACATATATTGTAGAAAATGCTACAACTGGAAATCACAACGTAGTTTTTAAAACTTCTAGTGGAACAGGTTTTACTTTTAGTGGAACAGAAAAAAATAAAGCAATTTTATATTCTGACGGAACAAATATTGTTGAAGTTAATAATGATTTAGCAGGTTTAATAGTTGGAACAGATATTCAAGCTTATAACGTTAATCTTGCAAACATTGCAGGTTTAGCAAACTCTGACGGTAATTTTATTGTAGGAAATGGTTCTGCTTTTGTTGCAGAATCAGGATCTGATGCTAGAGACAGTTTAAGTTTAGGAACTGGCAGTGATGTACAATTTGATTCTTTTGGAGTTGGAACAGCTGCTTCAGGAACCACTGGAGAAATAAGAGCTACTAATGATGTTACTGCTTTCTATTCTTCAGACGTTGCACTTAAAGAAAATATTACAAACATACCTAATCCATTAGAGGCCATTAAAAAATTAAATGGAGTTTTATTTGATTGGAAAAAAGAATACATTGATCAAAGAGGTGGTGAAGATGGCTACTTCGTTAGAAAAAAAGATGTAGGTGTTATAGCTCAAGAAGTAGAAAAAGTTTTACCAGAAGCGGTTGCACAAAGACCGGATGGTGTTAAAGCAGTTAAATATGACAGACTTACTTGTCTATTGATTGAAGCAGTAAAACAATTACAAGACAAGGTAGACAGTTTATCAAATAAGGGGAAATAATAATGCCAGTCCCTAGTAATCCAAAATTATCAGACATTCAAACAGAGTTTGGTGGGTCTAATCCTATCTCACTTACAGAGTACTATGCTGGAGGACCTTTAGTACCCGCAACAACTCCTGCTCCTAACGGACCTATTCCAAGTTCAGGTGAAATCACTATGGGAGATTTTAGAGATGCTGAAAATATAACTTTTATAAGTGCTTCTGGTGGAACAGTAACAACATCAGGAGATTTTAAAATTCACACGTTTACAGGACCAGGTACTTTTTCAGTTTCATCTGCTTCAAATTTAGGACCATTAAATGAAGTTTCTTATATGATCGTTGCCGGAGGCGGCGGAGGAGGAACTGCAGATAACCCAGGTAACTGGGAAAACGGTGGCGGCGGTGGCGCAGGTGGCTACAGAGAAAGACGAGCAGCGAATGATAGTTTTTCAGTCTCTCCAAAAAATGGAGCAACACCAATTACAGTTTCAGCAACAAGTTATCCAATAGGTGTCGGCGGTGGCGGTGCCCGTGGTAACCCCGGTAACGGTACTACTAGAGGAAGTCAAGGCGGTACTAGCTCTGCATTAGGACAGTCAGGCACTGGCGGCGGAGGTGGTGGCGGTGTCCACGCTCCACAAAATAGTGGTGCATCTGGCGGATCTGGCGGCGGTGGCGCAGGTGCAGGACATGGAGGAGGCGGTGGTAATTCACCCCCAAGAAATCCACCTCAAGGAAATGGTGGTGGTACCGGTGTAGTAGGAAACCCAAGAGCTGGCTCGGGAGCTGGAGGTGGAGGCGGTGCAACCGGCGGCGGTGGTAACGGATCCAATTTCACTGCCGGCGGCGGCGGTGGTGGCGCAACATGCTCAATAACAGGTAGCGGTACATCACGATCAGGTGGTGGCGGCGGATCTGGACAGAGTTCAGGATCAGGATCTTCTGGTGGAGGAAATGGAGCAAATAGTGGCGGAGGAAATGGAAGTTCAAATAGAGGTGGCGGCGGTGGCGGCGCTCAACTTAGCGGCGGTGGAAACGGCGGTTCAGGTATAGTAGTAATAAGGTATAAGTATCAATAATATGGCACACTTTGCAAAAATAAATGATGAAAACGAAGTTATTAATGTTTTACATGTTAATAATGAAGATATTCAAAATGATCAAAATATAGAAACTGAATCCGTAGGACAAACTTATTTACAAACACATAATAATTGGCCTGCAGATAAATGGATTCAATGTTCTTACAACACAGTAGCTAACACACATAAATCTGGCGAAAGCCCTCTTAGAGGTAATTACCCATCTGTTGGATTTACTTGGGACTCAACAAATAATATATTCTGGCCACCAAAACCTTTTGCTTCTTGGGTAAAACATATTGAATCAGCACAATGGAAATCTCCTACAGGAGATGCTCCTGCATTAACGGATGAAGAAGAATCATCTGGTAAATACTACGAGTGGAATGAAACTGATCAAACTTGGAATCTAAGAATCCCTACGTAATTGACATTTTAAACAACGTCTGTATATTGCAAATATGCAAAAGAAAGTATTAACAGAACAAGCGATATATTATGGTGATGTTAAAATGCCTAATGGCTGGGAATTAAGTCAAGAACAGTTTACAAGTGATATATTAGAATCAAAATATACTAGAAATCAATTTAAATTTTCTAAAAATCATGATCGATTAAATTCATATATAATTGAACATATAAATTTAAAATACAAAATTTCTCTTTGTCAAATAGAAACTTGGGGAAATATATATAAACCTAAAGAAGTGACTAAATTAATGTTAGAGGCAGATTTAATGAATCTAAAGTCATCTCCTGATTTTGTTGTTTTATATGGTGTTAAAGTAAAAGATTGTGTTGTTCATATTAATTATGATGACAATAGAAAGAAAGACAATACTTGGTCTATACCATTAACTGATAATCAATTTATAATGTTTCCTTCTACAAATACTTACCATATCGAAAACAATCAAAACGATTCGTTAAATTTTATACAAGTAATTACATATACTTTAGATTAATACATGCGAATTTTAGCATTTAATACTACTCACGACAGTTCCGTATGTTGTGTAAATAATGGGAACATAGAATTTTTTTGTAAAGAAGAAAGATTAACTAGAGTTAAAAGAGACAACAATCCTTTTAAATCACTAGATTTATTTAAATCTCAAAATACAAAACCTATTGATCATATACTTTTTTGTACTCCATCTAATAGAGAAGGTGACGTTCAATATATCTACGATCAATATATTAGAAAACTATTTAATGTAGAGATGGAAAACTTTTCTTTCTTAACACATCATCTGTGTCATGCTTCTTCTGCATTTTACAATAGTGGATTTAAACAAGCTTTATCATTTGTAATAGATAGAAATGGTTCTATTGTTTTTAACAATAACACTGACTCATGTAGAGAGGCAGAAAGTGTTTTTATTTGTAGTTATCCAGATGATATAAAACCAATATATAAATCTTTTTGGACAAATAATTTAATTGCTATTGATAAAGATAATTTAAAAATACATTTGAAAAATATATATCCGGCTATAGATATAAATATTGACAATGAGTATTCTATAACAAAAGTCTATGAAGCAGCAACTACTTTAATAGGACAAAACATTTTAGAAAATGGAAAAACAATGGGTCTGTCATCATATGGTTTAAATAAAAAGTATGAGTCTTTATTTTTAAATGGAAACCCTATTACTAATTATTTTAATCATTCATATAAAGATAACGACAATGTTGTAACTTTTAATGGATTAGAAGATAAAATTACAGACAACATAACACAAGAAAATTATCAATTCTATGCAGACAAAGCAAAACATGTTCAATTAGAAACTCAAAAAGAAACACTTACATTAATAAAAAAATATATAGAAAAAACAAAAATAACAAACGTATGTATATCAGGTGGCTATGGTTTAAATGTGGTTGCAAATAATTTTTACATAAAAAATCTACCTAATGTTAATTTTTATTTTGAACCATTATCTGATGACACAGGTATTTCTATTGGAGCAGCATATCTAAAATATAGAAACGTAACTAAAGATAATAAAATTAAAACACCTAAAAATAATTTCTATCATTACTATAAAGACACTAAAATAAATAAAGGAACAAAGGCATCAATAAAAGATATCTGTAAATTATTAAATAATCAAAAGAGTGTAGCTATTTTTGAAGGTTGCGCTGAAGCAGGACCTAGAGCATTAGGACACAGATCAATACTATTTGATGCGAGAAATAAGGACTGTAAAAATTTAGTTAATAAAATTAAAAATAGGGAATGGTATAGACCATTTGCAGGAGTAATACTGAAAGAACATTTTAAAAAATATTTTAATACTTTAGGGTTAAATGAATCTAAAGACATGACTATTAATTTTGAATGCCATAAAGACACTTTAAAATTAGTTCCTGGTATAGTTCACGTAGATAAAACATGTAGAGTTCAAACAGTTGAATCTGGTTTTATGTATCAGTTACTTACAGAATTTAATAAATTAACAAAATGTCCTATGTTATTAAATACAAGTCTTAATCTAGCAGGACAACCATTAGTAAATACAAAAGAAGAAGCATGTGAATTATTGAATAATAGTAAATTAGATGCTATATATTTTGTAGACGACAAAAAAATTTTATACAGAAAATGAATTTATATAACTCATATTACTATTTTAAAAACGCCTTATCACATAGATTTTGTGACGAAGTAATAAAACATGCTTTGCAAAAGAAAGAAACTTTAGGTTTGACAGGTGAATATCAAGACAACGAATTAGATAAAAAAAATTTAAAGAAACTTAGAAAAATAAGAAATTCTGATTTAGTTTGGTTAAATGACAATTGGATTTACAAAGAAATTAAACCATATGTTAATATAGCTAACAACGTGGCTGGTTGGAATTTTCAATGGGATTTTTCTGAAGAAATACAATTTACAAAATATAAACACAATCAATTTTACGATTGGCATTGTGACAGTTGGGACAGACCTTATCATAAACCAGATAGTCCACAACAACATGGTAAGATTAGAAAACTATCTATGACATGCCAATTAACAGATAGTTCAGAATACAAAGGAGGCGAATTAGAATTTGATTTTAGAAATAGACACCCTAAAGAAAACACCGTACATCAATGCAATGAAATATTACCGAAAGGATCTATTATTGTTTTTCCTTCTTTTGTTTGGCATAGGGTAAGACCAGTCACAGCCGGCACTAGATATTCTCTTGTGCTTTGGAATTTAGGAAATTCTTTTATATAAAAATATGCAAAAAATAACTATACTAGATAATTTTTTAACAGATAAACAATGTGATAGTTTAATTAACTTTTACAATTCTAAACCTCAGCCATCAAAATATCTTACAACACATCCTTTAAATCTATCTATCAATGATCATAAAACATTAACTAAAAAAATAAATAAAATAGGTATTAATATAAATAAGTCTATCATTGATTGGTTTCAAATAGTTAAGTGGCCTTTTCCAAACGTGGGTATGGATATGCATATGGATGATGCTTCTATTAAGACTACTTTAAGCGCTGTAATATATTTAAATGATAATTATCTAGGTGGTTATACTCATTTTAATTGCAGGACTCATATAGCTCCAGTTAAAGGTAGAGCAATTTTTTTTGATGGAAAAAAATATAAACATGGGGTTTCTATTATCGATAAAGGAGAAAGATACACAGTAGCAGCATGGTTAAAAAATGAAAAAAAATAAATTAAAAATAAAAAATAATTTTTTAACAAAAGATGTATATCTTGCTATGAAAAGTATAATTACTAGTAATAATTTTAGTTGGTATTTACAATCTGGCATTACTTATAATAATAGTAAAGGTATTTTTTTTACTCATACTTTTTTTAATGAATATGGTGTTAATAGCTCTTACTATAAAGATATAGTAATTCCTTTTGTTGAAAAATTAAAAATAAAAAAATTATTAAGAGCAAAATTAAATCTTTATACAAAAACAAATAAAGAAATTACACATGGTTTTCATACAGATACAGAAGATGATCACATGGTTGCTTTGTTTTATTTTAACAAAAACAATGGACATACTTTATTTAGAAAAGATAAAGTAAAACCAGAAGATAACAAAATTGTAATGTTTGATGGTTCGTTAGAACACACTAGTACGAGTTGTACAGATGAAGATTATAGAATAACTTTAAATATAAATTATGTCTAGAAATATATTACCTAACCCAACTGCATATATAAAAAATAAATTAAATAAAGAAGCTATGAATAAATTAAAATCTTATGTGAAAAATAAAAAAAACAATTATAACCATAGATTGGCTGGAAATTTATCTAATTCTTTTTCATTAGAAGATAAAGATAATTGGTTTTTTAATAATGTTTTATTAAAGTTAATAAGTGAATATAACGCAGCAGATATAGCAGCAATTGTACCTCATGTTTTAACAAAAAATTGTGCGCTTGTTTTACATAATTTTTGGGTTAATTTTCAAAATAAATATGAATTTAATCCACTTCATCATCATGATGGTGTTTTTTCTTTTGTAGTATGGATGGAAATTCCATCTAGTTATGAAAAAGAAAAAGAATTAAAATTTGCAAAAGAATCTAATTCACCAAACCCAAACACTTTTGAATTTGTTTATACAAATGTATTTGGTAAAATATGTGTAGAAAAATTTAATTTAGAGCCAAAAGATAAAGGAACCATTTTATTGTTTCCTTCATATTTATCACATCAAGTTTATCCTTTTTATTTATCAAATAAAAAACGAATAAGTATTTCTGGAAACATAAAATTAGATCCAACAAAACATGTTTAATATTTTTAGTTCTTACCTATCAATAGATATTTTTAAATTTGATGTAAAAAAATATAAAAAAGAAATTTTAGATTTTAAATCTATAAACGATAGTGTTATTAAAAGTAATTATGGAGGCTGGCAAAGCGATAGTTTTAAAACAGTACCTAAAAAATTTTTAAATTTATTTGAAAAAATAAATTCTAATGTAAAAGAAATAGAAAAAAATTTATCTCTTTCGAAAAAATTAAAATTAGATAATTTATGGTATAATGTTAATGGTTTAGGTTCATTTAACAGACCACATGATCACAAAAGAGCTGTTATATCGGGAGTATATTATATTTCAACGCCTAAAAATTCAGGGTCTATAGTTTTTTTAGGTAGAGATATTGATACATTTTACACTTCAGTAGATTCATATAACCATTATAATTCATCAATTTGGAAAATAGAACCAGAAGAAAATAAATGTGTTTTATTTCCTTCTTATTTAAAACATTATGTTGAACCTAATTTAAATAAAAAAGAAAGAGTGAGTATAAGTTTTAATTATGTCTTTTAAAAAAAATAAATACATAGTAATTAGAAAAGCAATATCAAAAGATTTAGCAATCTTTATTGCTAATTATTTTAATATGAAAAAACAAGTTTTTGATACTTTTAAAGAATATAGATATATTTCTCCTTTTGAAGATTCCTTTGGATATTATGAAACTGAAAATGAACAAATACCAAATACATATTCACATTATTCCGACATAGCTATGGAAACTCTTATGCTAAAATGTCAACCAAAAATGGAAGAAGTAACAGGATTAAAATTATATCCAGCTTACACTTATGCTAGAATTTATAAAAAAGGTGATGAACTTAAAAGACACAAAGACAGATTTAGTTGTGAGATATCAACCACTATGAATCTTGGTGGCGACCCTTGGTCTATCTATTTAGAGCCATCTGGTAAAGAAGGTAAGAAAGGTATTAAAGTAGATTTAAAACCAGGAGATATGTTAGTTTATTCTGGTTGTGATCTAGAACATTGGAGAAAAAAATTTAAAGGTGAAGAATGTGTACAAGTATTCTTACACTATAATAATAGTAAAACACCAGGCGCTAAAAAAAATATGTTTGATAAACGTTTACATTTAGGTCTACCTAGTTGGTTTAAAATAAATAAATGAATGATTGGGTTATACATACAAAAATAGATATTACTGGTTATAAAAAAACATTGAATGGTATAGTAAATAATATACCTCCTTCATTAAAAAAATATAGAAGCATCAAAGGGTTTAAGACAAACTCTTAATATGGATTTTGAAATTGAAAAACTTTGTTAATTATTTAACTGATCCTGTATTAGCTACACCTGAACAACAAAAAAATGAAATATGGGACGTAGAGGGTAGACTTAAAAACGCAAATCAGTCTTTTAAATTTGATATAAGACCTTTAAAATCAGTAAATAATAGAGCAGAAAAAACAGGTTACTTTAAATCTAAATCTGATAAAATGGTCTTTGAAACAATTGATCAATGGGTTATATTCGATACTGAAGAGCTGAATGAATATGTTAAATCTACAGATC